TCGAGGGTGAGCACCTGCGAGAGGGTCAGGAAGTCGGTGACGAGCGCCTCGGGCGAGACGATGGCGACGAGGTTGCCGACACCGCGCTCACCGAGCGAGCCGCGCATGGCCGCCATGTTGGCGACGCTCATCGAGCCCGACAGGTCGGTGCTCTCCGAAGCGTCGACCGCGGCGGCGCGCCAGCCGAGGAAGTAGCGACGGTGGTCGGCGTCGCCGCCGAGGCCGGAGGCGCCCCAGCGAGACCGGATGTTCCAGCTCGCGATGGTGTCCTGATGGGTCGCGGCGCTGTCGCCGTTGACCATCGCGTCCTCGAAGCCATCGTCGATGGCCGAGACCAGCTCGCGACGAAGGATGGCGGCGGCTGCGATGGCGCTGTCTTCGAGCGCCGCGTCATCGACGATGGTGCGGACCGCGAGGCCGCTCATCGTGATGGTCGTGTCGGCGGTCGTCGGGGTGCTCGCCGAGTACTTCCGGGGGTCGTCGGTGCTGATGTTCCCCTTGATGTAGGGGCGAGCGCCGACCGTCAGCCGCGGACGGATGACCGTGTTGCCGGTGACCGGGACCTCGGGCAGCAGCGCGCGGAGGCGCCGCGGGATGCTGAACTCCTGATAGACGCTCGGCAGGAAGCCATCGGGGATGAACTCGGCGCCCGAGCCGGCGGTGTCGTAGAAGGCCTTTTCGATGGCGCCGCGGAGGGCGCGCGAGGGCGAGCGCTGGAGGTGACGGAACAGCTGGTAGTCGAGCTGCGGGGTGTCCGCGTCTCGGCCGCTCTTCGACATGCGCTGCGCCATGCGGGCGAGGTTGCGCGTCGAGGCGAGGCGGACGAGGTCGGCGTGCCACTCGTCGGCGGGCTCGGGGTCGGAGAGCAGTCCGTGCTCGGTGGTCTTGATGGTCGCGCCGCCGAGGCAGTCGGGCAGGCGCACGGTCTTCTCGTGCGGACCCCAGTGGACCGGGCCGGCCGAGTCGGTGCGGTGGTTCGGGTCGTCGGAGCCGAAGCCCTTGTTGACGTACTGGTCGAGCTTGGCGTTGCCGCCGTAGGGCTCGGGCTCGGTGAAGTTGCGCTCGGTGAGCACGCGGTGCGCCTTGACGACGTCGTCCACCTTGCGGTCGAGACCTTCGAGCTTGGCGTCACGCTCACGACCGGTGGACATCAGCTCGTCCTGCCGGGCCTTAATGGAGCCGAGGGTCTTGGCGGCCTCTTCGCGAGTCATGGTGGCGTCGGGCATCTGAGTCTCCGTGGGAGTCGAGGAGGTGGGGCTACTCGCCTGCGAGGAAGGACGCAAGGGCATCCTCGCCCGTCAGCGGGGTAGAACGGGTGGGCTCGGGCTTCGCGAGTGCCATCGAGCGAACGATGTCGCGAACCGCGCGCCGCGTCAAGGGGTCGTTGAGCACCGCTTCGCGCACGAGCGCCAGCTCGGCGTCGGGGTCGAGGCCGAGGCTCTTCGCTGCGAGAGCTTCCTGCTGCACCGGGATGGGCGCCGCGGAGACCTCCAGCAGCTCGGCCGCCCGGATGACGAAGCCGGCCTCGGCCTTGTTCGGGTCGTCGTCGGCGAGGGTCGAGCGCTCGGCATAGTCGAGCGGCCGGAAGCCGACCGACACGCCGCGCATGAAGCCCTCGGCGTACTGCCGCGCGAGGGTCTTGCCGAGGTCCCAGCCGGTGTCCCAGACCACGCGCATCTTGAGCACGCCGTCCTCGACTCGGATGTTCTCGGCGCGCCCGACCGGCGGCGAGGCGTAGTTGTGGAACGGCATGATGACCGGGTTCGCCTTGAAGTTGGCGAGGTCCCAGCCCTCCTGCAGAACGACGTCGCCGTAGCGGTCGGGGGTCGCCGTCGAGGCGATGACGTCCGTGTAGCCCTGCGCCACGTCGGCGTCGGGGTCCTCGCTCTCGGACTTGACGACCGTCCGCACGAAGGCAGGGGCGCCGCTCTCGAAGAGCTTGAGGCGGTCGGTCATGGAGAGTCGAGTCACGTCTGCCCCGTGGTTTGCGCTACCGCGCAAAGGGCGCGCCGCACGTCACCCGGTGTAGCACGCGCCCTCGAAGCGTCGCAAGCCCCACAGGTCAGAACAGGGGTTCCCCACCCGTGACTTGAGCAGACGTCGTGCAGCGGCAGTTGATGTCCTCCTCGGCGACGCCCGAGCCACCGGGGAAGGCCGCCGGGGTGCCGTCGAGGTCGAAGTCTGCGTCGAGGGCGCGCACCTGCCCGTCGAGCCCGACGTAGCTCGGGTGCCGCTCGCCGCCGTCCGCTGCCGTCATCCAGACCTTCTGGACCGCGAGGCCGAGCCCGGCCGCTTCGCGGTAGGCCGAGAGGGTGCCCATGTTGACCGACCGGGTCGCCTCGGTGCGCGCGATGCGCCGAGCCCGAGCCGGACCGAAGGCCGAGGCGCGCTCGATGGCTTCCTGCATCTGACCGATGCTCGCGCCGTCCGCGAGTCCGTCCTCGACGATGGTGCGAACCGCGCCGGCCTGCGTCTTCGTCGCGCCCTTGATGAGCGTGTCGAGGGCGCGGACTACCTCGGGGTCGTTCGGGTCGAAGTCGAAGTCGGAGAGGGGCAGCTGCGAGGCGGCGGCGCTCGCTGCGAGCTGCCAGCTACGGCGCCACGCCGGACCGACCTCGGCGAGCATGGCGGCGCGCTCGGCGACCTCGTCGATGACGCCCCCGAGGTCGAGGCCACGAGGGACGATGGTCGGGAGCCCGCTGACGAGAGCGAGCTGCGGGTTGCTCTCGACCTGCGCCTGCGCGAGGCGCGCCCGGTAGCGCCCCGAGGCGCGCCGGAGGTAGCCGGCGGCGGCGCGGCGCAGCCTCTTCTCGGCGGGCTTGTGCTGCTTGACCAGCCACGCCTCCCACGCCGAGCGGCGCGCCGGGCTCTTCCCGAGGGCGCGCGTGAAGGCCTTGTCGTCAGCCTCTTCGGGGTCTGTGACCTGCTCGACGTCCTCCGAGGTGTCCTCGGTCGGCTCGTCGGCAACAGCAGCAGGTGCAGGCTGTGAGACCTCGATGACCTCGTCGGAGACCGGAGCACCCGCGAGGCCTTCGTAGGCGTAGGCCTCGGCAGGCGTCGCGCCAGCTTCCATGTGCTTGTGCGCCCGGTCGACCTGCGCGGTGCGCTCGGACTGGAGCGCGAGGACGCCCGAGAAGTCGTGCCGGATGTAGAGCTTCTTTCCCTTGTGGTCGGGGTAGAGACGAGCGAGGCCGACCGTCCAGCGCGCGTCGAAGAGCGCCGCCTCGTGCATGAGGCCGCGCCAGTATACGCCGTCCTGCTTGTTCGCGGTCGCGTAGTTGGCAGTCTCCAGCCCGAGGATGACCGGAGGGGTCTGCGTCGCCGCCATGATGGAGTCGCGGATGCGCTTGTCCAGCTCGGTGAACTCCATGTCCCGCGGCGAGAGGTTCAGGAACTCGGCCGAGACGGCGCCGCCGAGCACGAGCGGGTTGCCCGAGTCCGCCATCTTGGCCCACGCCTCCAGCACGTCCTTTCGGGCGGTCTCGCCCCAGGCGTCATCGGAGTCCTTCGGCGACAGCACGACGTCCGGCCGGCCCTGTCCCGCCATCCGGCGCTGGTGCTCGCGGGCGCGCATCTTCGTCGTCAGCTCGTCGTGTAGCGCTCGGATGACGCCCTGCCCGTAGAGCCCCTGCGGACCGCGCTCCCAGCTCGGGCCTCGGACGTGCATGACCAGCTCGGGGTCGTACCAGCGGCCGTCATCGCCGAGGTTGACCTCGAAGGCGCGCACCGCGGCGCCGTGACGCTGCGGCACGATGCGGACGTCCTCGGGGTGCAGCCGGAGGAGCGAGAGCGGCGGCGACTTCGGCGAGGGGCCGACCTTGAGCGCGTAGGCGTTGCCGGGCAGGAAGAGGTCGACCGCCTGCTGCCGTCGCCACTCCTCGCCGGTCTGGTCGCTGTTCGGCTCGTCGAGGAGGTCGAGCAGCGGGTGGTCGCCGACTACCTCGGCGTCGGGGTCGCGCGCCGGGTGCCCGGCGTAGAGCTTGAGCGGCAGGCTCGCGAGGTCGGCGGCTCGGCGGGTCGTCGAGGCGTAGACGTAGGCGAACCGAGACATGGCGGCGAGCGCGTTGAGCTGGTCGTAGCTCGGGGGGCGCGAGTAGGGACCGTCGGCGTCGGCGCCATGGTCGGCCACGGGCGCCTTGTCGGCGACGACCGCGGCGACGGCGCGCTGCACCCAGCTCCACGTCGATGGGTCGAACCAGCTCACGACCCGCACCGTAGCGCAGGACTTGCGAGGGGTCCAGCACGACAGCTACCGTGACCGAACGCGCGGCGCTCGGGCGGTAGCTGGCGGTGCCCTTCTGGCGGGCAGCTCGGGCGTCGCGCTATCGGCCGAGGTCGGCGACGAGCTTGCCGCGACGCCACCAGCTGTTGAGGTTGCTGCCCTCGGGGTAGGGGTTCGTCTGGGCCTTGCCGGTCGCGCGCTCTCGGAGGGCGGCGTGGCGACCCTCGGCGAGCGCGTCGGAGACGGCGCGGCGGCGAGCGATGGAGGCGATGGGGTTGTCGCCCGCGTCCTCGGGGCAGGGCACGTGCGCGTCGAGGTCCTCGAAGCGGTCGTTGCAGTAGGGGCAGCGGGTCATGGTGGGGCTCCTGTTCGGGTCCGCTGAATCGCGGCGCCTCGACCCGGCCCGAGGGGACCGGCGAGGAGGCGTCGGGGTTCAGGCTCGGGCGGCGGCGCGGGCATCGTGGCGGGCGTGCGCTTCGACGAAGCTGGGGGTGGTCGCCCAGCGACCGCGCTCGAAGCCGCGCTCGTACCAGCGCCGGAGGAAGCCCCAGCCCTCGAAGGCGTGGTCGAGGCCGGCGACACCGAAGCGGCCGAGGTAGGGGTTGGTGCTCCAGTACCGGCGGCCGAGGAAGTCGGCCGGCAGGCGACGAGCCGAGCCCGAGACGACCGCGTCACCGCGGCGGTGGCTCTCGCCGATGGTGCGGTCATACTCGCGCCCAGCCTCGAAGCCGAGCATGTAGGCGTGCTCATGGACGGCGCGCCGGAGGCGCTTCAGGTCGGCGACGGTCAGGGAGGTGAGCTGGGAGGACATCGTGGGCTCCTGTTCGGGTCCGCGGAGGCGCGGCGCGACCCCTCGACCGAGCCGAGAGGGAGGCGTCGTGGCTCAGCGGTCGAGGGCGTCGGCGTAGGCGTCGGCGGCGGTGTTGAAGTCGTCGGCGTAGTGGGGGAGGGCGGCGAGGCGGTCCAGCTCGGCGCGCTCGGCGTCGGCCTCGATGATGCGCTGGTCGACGATGGCGGACGAGAGCGCCTTGAGCCACAGGGCCGGGCTGACGCTGTCGTTGCGGTCGGTCAGCATCGGGGTCTCGTCGCCCTCGACGAGGTCGTTGAAGGTCGAGACGACCCGGTTGCCGAAGTCGGTGCTGGCGGTCCAGTGCCCGTAGACGTCCGAGGTGAAGCGAGCGTCGAAGCCGAAGTTGTCCCAG